GTAGACGATTGGGTCCAAGAGTGCGTCCCTGAGTTCGGTCTCCCCGAAGATGAAGTCTTCGTTTCAGGCGACTTGAAAGCTGCAACCGACATGTTTGATCCTATCTTCGCGAACACCGTCATCGATTTCCTCTCTGAACGCTTTACTTTCCCTGGTCTCACTGCTCAAGAGGCCAATAAGAAAATGAAGCAGACGATAACAGAGTGCGAGTTCTTCGATTACGATGAGAACGGCGAATGGAAAAAACGTTTCGATCAGGTCTTCGGTCAAATGATGGGCTCGGACTTCAGTTTCCCTATCTTGTGTTGGGTGGGCTTCCTAATCGGCCTTGAGACTCATGATCTCCTCGATGATTTCCTTCAGACTCCGTTTGTGTCCAACGATCGGAAGTTCTACTGGAAGGTTCGCAATATGAACCTGTTCGGTGTCAACGGGGACGACTTTGTCACTTGGCTAAAGCTCAGTCTTGCACATCGCTGGGAAGCAGCGGTTCGTCCAACTCGTGGTGTTCCTGAACCTTCAAAGAGTCCAATGGATCGTCGGTACTTAACGATCAACTCGCAACTATGGAAGTGTGATAAGAATGGTCGTCGTAATGTCGGAACCATATTACCTTCCATGATCGCGGGATTGAACTCAAAGGCCCACAAGTCTCCGAACGAATCGTGGCTGGATGTCTTCAACTCGCCTCTTCTGACCCCGAAAGCTCGTGACGCCATGGAACTCGATGTGGTGCTTCTTCCTGAAGTCGCGGTCTACCTTGGCGGACTAGGACTGGAGTGCTCCGGAATGAGATTTTCTCCTCATCGTGACCCTGATTCGATCCTCTCTCGACGAATTCTCTTTGCTCGCGAAGGGCGCGGAATCCCTTGGACAGACATGTCTGAGGTTGAAACCGATGTTCTGACCGGTGCATGTGGGACCGTCGGAAGAATGGTCGTCTCCAATGGACTCGAAGTGGAGGAACTCGATGAAATTCCTGGATGTTACTCTGGTTCTGCGTTCGTCGACCGGACGGCTTGGAAACATCACCTCGCTCAAAAGTTCTCTGTCGGTCGTGTCGTCTCCTGGACAAAGTCTGATGCCGGTATCCCTTTCGGTCCCCACGTGAAGAAGTTAGTTCAACTTAATGACTCTCTTCACCGGGAAGCTGTTCTCCATGAGGCTTCTTTGATTAAGACCATGGAACGAAAAGGATTTGCCTATGTCCAGAACATCAAGAACTTCAATCACCCGTCCATCATTCCCGCTCCTCTGTTCACACACGCTCGTTATCCGACGCACTGGTTCCAAAAGACCTCTGCGAGTGACCGTTTGAAGTCACTTCTTAAGCAATGGAGTCCTGACGGGACTCCTCGCAAGGATAGGATAACGTGGCTGAACATGACTCGGATGGAGGACATCAAGGAAGGTGAAGAAGTCGACCCTATGGAGTCCCTCTTTGAGATGGAAGAGATTCGTCCTGCTGTTCAAGGGCCTTTTACGAAGGCTCCAGAATGGCTTGGAATGGACATTGAACCTATCTCCTGGAAAGGACTACGGATGACCCGATCGTTGGCGCCGCCTGAGTTCAAGAAGAAGCGAAGACCCGCAAGTTCGAGGGCATGATTTTATATTTTTTTTATTTATCGCGACCGAGATAAGCTGCAGAGCGGTTTAACTTTGGCCTAACGGTTCCAGGGAGTTATTACTCTCTCGGCTCGCGATTTTTTTCTTTTCTATTTTTTTAATGTTCGTAAATCGCACTTAGGCAAATATTTACTATCATTAATTTTCTCGTTTTTCTAATTGATTGTGGGCAATTGGTCCCATAGTCACTAGATTTGTGTTACTAGTGTTTGATAAAAAGCCTTAAGACTGCATGATTATCATGATTGTGTGGTTTTTAGGAAAAAACCAAAAAAAAAAAAAAAAAAAAAAA